AAATCAGCCCAATCAGTCACAACAAGAATGTTGGCGTTAGGCCTCACTGATCCGTTAACATTGGCTCTCTTCAACCAGTATTATACCGGCACACTCTCAAATTCGAACGACGCGGAAAGAATAGGGAGACCTATTGGCACCAAGGTCCATTGGCCAGCAACAATGGAGGCCGATGTAGCCGAAGTAACAGCAAGAAGTTATTCACAACCTCTTGTTAGTGACCAGAATTTAATGCCGATGATTAAAAGATGGGAATGTTTATCGTCGTCATTGGAAACAAGGGTAACCAGGGTTCGCAACGACACTATACCAGGGAAGCAATATAATTATTATGCTTCCGAATATATTAAATTGGTAGTGCCTGAAGCAAATATCGGAGTTCCATATTCATTGGAGGAAACTGTGGAACTTCTTGATAAACCAAGCCAACAATTAGCAATTAAACAAATATGGGAAACAGTCGATCAAAAGCACCGACAGCTAATTGAAGCTTTTGTTAAGAACGAACCCTGCAACAAACCTGGTAGAATCATTTCTTCATTCGCAGACGCACGATTTTTATTGAAATTTTCCAGTTTTACACTGAAATGTCGTGACAAAATATTGCATGGAGAACACAATAGTCATTGGTTCTTTCCAGGCTTAACACCCAAAGAAATTGCGGAAAAGGTTTGTGAATTCATTGAGGCTGTTGAGTATCCAGCGGAAGGAGATTATAGCAACTTTGATGGCACAGTTTCGCAATGGTTACAAAGAAACGTCATGAATCCAGTATATCATCGATACTTTAGGAAAGAATTTCATGATGAATTGAAAGGCTATACAAATATGTTAGTTTCATGCCCAGCAAGAGCAAAGCGCTTCAATTTTAGATACGAAGCAGGGCCAGGCGTGAAAAGTGGATCCCCAACGACATGTGATTTAAATACTGTCTTGGACGGCTTTGTCGAATATTGCGCGATTAGGAAAACACTTCCCGAATTAACTTCACAACAATGTTTTATGTTGCTAGGACCGAAATTCGGAGACGATTCGCTATTTGACAGCCGTTTTAAGAAACAAATACAAATTGTCGCTAAACATTTAGGATTGAACATGAAGGTCGTGGAATACAAGGAAGATCAGGGAATAACTTTCCTAGCAAGAGTATATCCATGCCCAAGAGAATCAACAACTTCATTCCAGGATCCACTGAGAACATGGCGAAAACTCCATTTAACAGCAAGGGACCCAAATGTTCCCTTGGCAGATGCAGCCGTCGATAGAGTGACCGGATATTTAATAACAGATAAAATAAGTCCAGTCACAAGCCAATATTGCAAAATGATAGAGAGATACTATTCATCAGCAGAAAGAGGACCGTTAAGGGCAAGTGATGCAGAAAAGAGAGAGAAAAGAAAAGCGCACACAAAGGAGAAGCCCTATTGGCTAACTGTCGGCGGTGCATGGCCACAGGACGAATTGTACTTAAAAGAGATGAAGGAGATAACCGCTAATAGAACAGGCATTAGCGTTGAGCGATTGGAAGAGTTGATTCAAAAGCTCGAAGAGTGCAATGACCCCTGGTCTGAACAGATAACGGTGAATCGGGATGAAGAAGAGAACCCATATAAAGAAACGATCATGCCCGATGGAACACCAAGTGAAGACGTGGACCCCCGTCATTTTAAGAAACAACAACATGTCACACAAAGTAGAGCAAATCCGGGAATTTCCAAAGATAGTCGAAAAGGAAGTTCAGCGCTTGCTGCAAATAATCAACAGCGTGAGTGCAACAACCGGGATCATAAAAGATCTCGAAAATTACAAACTGTTCCTGAACGGAATGGCAAGCAAAGCCGCGAGGGGAACAGAAGGGTTGTTGATGAAGGCGGCAGTGGCAAGAGCGATAGAAGGCCTGCCTCCGGCCGAAAAGCCGGAAAGCAAAGTGGAGCTCTTGGAGCGCGAGTTGGAGGAGTTGAAGGCAAAAATGGTGGGAGG